TGCCTGAACCACGGAACGTATGAACCCGATACGTCGTACCAGAATCCTCATACTGCGTGATGATCCCACCGAACGCCGTCATAGGCGCAGCACCACCGAACAGGCCACCATTTAGCCAAGTAGACGTAGCCGTCGAAGGCCACGCCTTAGGCGTACTCCTGTTCCCCCGCCAGTTAGAAACAGCGGTGGACGGGTTCGTCCGGTCCTGACGGAACATCTATCAGGCGGTGATCTGGTTGACGTAGCCGTGAAGCGTGATGACGTTCGTCGTTCCAGCGAACGCCTTGACGATCAGCGCCGTCGAAGCGTTCCCCTTCAAGAGCAGCCCGGGCGCGACCAGAACCAGCCCGGCCTCCGTACCGATCGTCACTTCGATCAGATCGTTCGGCGACGTTGTGCCACCCCACTCCAATGTCAACTTGACATCAGCCGAGTGAGTGTTCATCGCGTACAACCAAATCTCGTCATACGTCGTCGCGGTGCCTGACCCGGTGTGGATCGTGGTCCCGGCGCTGCTGGTCGCAGCGACAAGCACCGCCCGCCCGTCCGTTGACCCTGACAGTTTGGTCTTTGCAAATGTTGCCATGTTGTTCTCCTAACCAGAGAATACTTGTCCGGCGAGAACGATGTTTGCATCCGTCCACGCTGTTGCTGGTGCGCTGTCTAAAGTGAGTGTCCCGATCGTAGCCGTATCGGTCACGGACAGATTGCCGTCATCGACTACGAGGGCATCCTGTCCGTCGGTGCCAGTAATGGTGAGAGATTCTGCACTTGAGTCCCAAACGCATTTATCTCCCGCCGTGTCTGAGAAAAGCGTTACGTCAACTCCCGACCCGTCAGAGCCGAAGGCCACAGCGGCGTCGATAGCGAGGTTCAACGTGGCTGCCCCGCTCGTCGCACCGCCCGACAGGTTCGTTCCCGCCACGACCGAAGTGATGTCACCCGCTGACACGACATCGGAGATCAACGCCTTCTTCGTAGCGTTGGAATCGTCAACGTCTGAGATCAGCATGTAGTCCGAGGTCGTCGCCGTCGCTGAGGTCGCCCCGTTCACATCCACGTTCACCGTGACCGTGCCCGAAGTCCCACCACCCGACAAGGCCGTACCCGCCGTGACACCTGTGATGTCTCCGGCGAGATCAACCGCAACCCAAGAGGAACCGTTGTAATACGACAACGTGTCAGCCGGAGTCGTCGTCGTGTACGCGAACATTCCATCGCTGGGGCTGGTCAGCGCAGCGTCACGGGCCGTAGCCGTAGCGAACACCATGATGCTCTGTTGCATGACGTAGGTGTTCAGGTCCGATGCCGTTAGGACATCGCCTGTGCTCCATGTCTTGAAGCCTGCTCCGGCCATTAGTGCCTCCTGTCGGCTGAGACTATCATCAGTACGAAAGCGCCGAGGTGCCTAGCACCCCTGAGGTCGCGCTGTCCAAGATGAACCCATCAAGGATCTTCTCTGCGGTCTGGAACGTCGTTTTCCACGACGACGGGGTGATCGTATGTTCGATGCCCTGAACGGACAGGGTGCGGGTCACCGTGCCGCCGCCCGGCTGCGTTCGGGTGACCTGAATCGGGTCGAACAGTTCGGTGTCCAACGCGGCGATCACCCGTGCGCTCGTGTCCTGATAGGCGTCAATCGTGATACTGCCGATGCGAAGTTCGGGGTCTTTGCGCTCGTTCAGGATCGCCTTGGCTTGAAGTAACGCATCTGCGTCGGAGTCCATGAGTAGCCCGGTGCGGGACAGGTCACGAAGGAAGAACGAGTTGATCGAATCCGTGTCGCTGACATTCTGGGCGCTGCCCCCGGTGCGCTGAACCGTGACATCGTTAGCGAGGATCGTGTCGTCAATGTCGAAGTCGATTGACTCGTAGTAGATCCCCGACCCGGTGTCTACATACACCGTCGGTGACGCAGCGTGCGCTTTCACGATCGCGTTGCGGTCCATGAACTTGAGGACACCGTTCGTCTTGGTGAAGAACGCCCCCAACTCCGTGTCGGTGATTGTCTGGCACGCCGTCAACGTGTCGCGTGTCGTACCGGGGTCCGCTTGACAGGTTGTGAGGCCCGTTGAGAAGTCTCGGCTGGATGTCGGCCAACTGATCTCGTCCAGTATCTCCCCGAGCCGAATGCCGGTCGTGTCGCCCGCCGATGACCCGGCCACGTTCGTCACGTTCGTCAGGTTCAGGATGCGGAACGCATCGGTCGCTACGAGGGTCACGAACGCAGCGTTCTCACCGGGCGTGTATGTGTAGTCCCACTCGTCAATGAACCCCGAGTAAAGCGTGTAAAGCGTCCCCGAGTAGGTGGCGGTGACTTTCAACTGGCGCATCGGGAGGATCTTGTCGGCGTAGGTGCCGTTGTCAGGATCAAAGACCCCCGTTGTGTCCGTGAACGTCACCGTCGAACGGCCTGCCTCATGGCGGTCAAGGATTCGATCTCTGCCTCTAGCAATGTTCACCGTGTTCACGAGGCTCGTGATGTCCACCGGGAGGGTCGCCGCATCCGACAGAACACCCGTACCCAACGGAGACGCAGCGTCACCAAGCACAAGGTCAACACCGAACGACGGCGACGCCGTGAACCGAACCGACACAGCCAGCGTCGCAGCAGCAGCCATTACAACACCACCGCCCTACCGGCCTGCTGCGACCTGAGAAGCCCCCGTCGGATCGACTCCACAAGGTCACGTTCCGACGCCACCGACCCTTCGACGTTGACAGTGATGTACGTCGCACCGCCACGCGGTGAGATCGTTTCTCCGGCGTGGACGTTGACCAGACCGGCGCTCTTGACGAAGCCACCCTTGGCAGCAGAAGGGACGCCGAACATATCTTCCAAAATCTTGGCCGCATCATCCGCACCCAACTCCCCAGCGCCAAAAGCCGAGAAGGCACCAACCCCCAACGCAACCTCATTGACGGCGTTGAGGATGGCGTTCTTCCCGATGGCGTCTTGACCGGCGTAGTGGGCCGACTGCTGGATGTCGGAGAACCAGTCTCGGTACTCCTTGGGCTGCTGGCTAAGTGTGTTCAACCATTCGGATTCCAGACCGATACCACCCTGCGAAGGCCCAGCAAAGTTAGTCGTTCCACCACCACCCGTAGCACCACCACCACCACCGGTAGTGCCACCGCCTGCGGTGGCTGCGTCGTTGATCTTGTCTTTGAGGTCGGCGAAAGCGCCGCCTGCGTCATAGATCAGGTCGGTCAACTCACGCCAAAGGTCGTTCTGCGCTGACTGTGCTGCGTTGACTTCATCTTGGACACGCTGCAACCGAACCTCAGCGTATTCCTGCTGCTGGGTTGCCGCTTCCAGAGCCGACTGCGCTTCCGTTTGCCGTGCCAGAGCGGCGGTCTTCTCTTCCTCAGCGTCCGTCAACGCCTTCGTGATCTGCGCCCTTTCCGTATCCAGCGCAGCGGATTCCTCACCCAACTTGAGGAGGTCATCTTCCAACCCTGCCTCAACCACCCTGATGCGGTTCAGTTCCTTCGTTCGGGCAGACTCAAAGTCTGTCGCCTCAGCCTCAGCCAACTTCGCCAACCGCAGATCCTCGGTAGCGATCGCCAACTTGAGGCTGATGTTCTCCTGTTCCTTCTGCAACACCGCGGCCTCGGTACGCACCTCGTTGAGTGCCCTCTGCGCGGCTCGTAGTTCGTCAGATCCGCTGCGGGCCTCAGCCATCGCCCGGTCGTAGTCCTGCGTCGCCGACATGAGAGCAAGGACATCGACTTCGCCGTCCTCGTACTCCTGTTCGACCTTCCGCAACTGGGCTTCCAACCGTTGCAGCGTTTTGGCTTCCCTGACAGTCAGGTCCATCAACCCGGCGTCCTCACCAGAGATGAGGTTCATGTCGATAAGCGCCTGCTCAACATCGTTGATGGCTGCCTGCTGTGTCTGCAACGCAGCGACGTTCGCTTCGGCGCTCGTTACGTCAACTACCGCGTCGCGGGTGCCTTCCAGTTCCTTGACCTTTTCGGCCAGTGTGATCGTCGCCAGTTTCGCTTTGTTGAGGTTGTGGGCCAGCGACGCCGCGAACTCTGTGTTGTCCAACGCGTACTTGGCACGTTCCGCATCCAACGCGGTGATCTCCGCGGTGACATCGGCTATCTCATCAACAATGGCTAGTTGCCGGGCGACAATCTCAACGTCGCGGGCATCAAGGGCGGCGATCTCTTCCTTGAGACGCAACTGGTCGCTGATCGCTTCGTCACGGTCCCGTTCAGCGTCGGCGATGTGACGAACAGTGTCAGCGACATCTTGGTGGGCGTCACGCAGGTCGTTGGCGAGTCGCAGGGCGTCACGTTCAAGGTCGGCTTGTTCCTGCAACAAGCGGATACGTTCATTTTCGGCGTCGATCACAGCCTGAGCCGCGTCGGCTACCCCCTTGCGGTAAGTGGCCTCCCTTGCTGTTTCTCTCCCCGCCTTGAAGTCAGCCCCCATCGAATACAACTTGGCGTCACCCGCATCCGAGTACGCCTGAGCAACCCCACGCACCTCGGCTGCTTCTGCCGCTGCCGCTTCGGCAGCCTCAGTCATTCCCGAAGCCAGCATCGTGACGACGCCAACCGCCCGCTGCCGAACCACGTTCGCTTCACGGGTGGCAAGAACGTCGTCCCAAGTCCGTTCGGTTTCTTCCTCTACAGCAGCAGCCACCCCCAACCCGGCTTCACGCAACCGGTTTTCCACACCAACAGCCTGATCCTGAGCAGCGGCGAGTTCTTCCGTGATTGCTGTCAGTCGCGCCTGCCGCGTCTCCAACGACCGGGTGTAAGCGATCACCATTTCCAACGCCTCTGCGTGCTTGCCCTCAGCAACAAGGTTGTCAACGGTTGCCCTCTGGCCTGCGTTCAGGGCGTCCGAGTAAGCAAGCACATTCGCGGCGCTCTCGAAGTATTGCTCGGCAGTCTTCTCCTGAGCCGCCCGATCGTCGTCGTAGGCGTCAGCGGTCTTATCCAACGAAATCAGGATGTTCTTGAGACCTTGGTTGGAAAGTTTGCCCTGTCGCATCGCTTCGATTACTGCGTCGGTGTCTTCACCTAGGACATCCCGGTGGGCTTCCAAAACCCTGATGTTGTTTTCCTCATGGCCCTTCATGGTGACGATCGACCCGGCGAGGTCTTGGTAGGCGTCGGACCCTGCCGCGGTCATCGCGTTGTGGTGTTCCATGTCGGTGATGTAGGTATCGAAGACGGCTTTGACATCCCGACCGATGAGTTCCTGCATCAACACCATGCGCCCGTTGAACTGCTCAACCTCTTCGTCGGCGTCTCCGGTTACGTCAGCGAGTGCTTTGAGGCGTGCCGTCAACTCGTCAACATCGGTGGTGAGGATCGTGGATGCTTCACCCGTGTCGATCATTTCTTCGCGCAGCAACTTCATGCGGTCCTGATCGCGTTGCGCTTCCTCACGGTTCGCTTTCAACGCCAAGAACAAGCCGCCACCGATAATCGCTGCCGCCCCAACAGCGGCAAACCCGAGGCCACCTGTAGACATCCCCAGTTTCGCAGCGAGCGTGCCAATGCCCTTCGCCATGCCGCCGCCGCCGGTAATCATCCCGGTGACACCATCACCAACCTTCTTCAACGCCCCAAGGCCACGGGCGACGCTGCCGATCCCTATGAGCGCCGGGCCAGCAGCCGCGGCTATCCCCGTAAGGGCAATCACCATCTTCTGCATGAACGGCGACAGGTTGTTGAACTTGTCAGCGAGATCCTTGATGAACGCAGCCAACTTCTGGATCAACGGAACGACTATCGGGATCAACTTCTGCCCGAGGTCGATCATCACGATTTTCAGGTCGTTCATCGCCTGTTGCATCTTGAACCCGGCGGTGTCCTCAACCGCTGCCATGCCCCGATTCAACGTCCCCGCCGAACGGGTCATCTCGTCCATGACACCAGCAGCCTCAGCAGCAGCCGTCCCGGTCAACTGGAGCGCACCCGCTAACGCCTCGGAGTCCTCAAAGACGGCCCCCATTTCCTTGCCGTTGGCTTCCAACTGGGTACGCATATCCATCAGAGCGCCCAACAGGTCTTCATCGGCTGCCGACCGGAGGTCTTCGACACTCAGGCCGACATCTTCAAGCGTTTGGCGTGCCATCTGAGACGGCTTGATGAGGGTACGAAGGATGCCCCGCAACGAACTCGTTGACTGCGAAGCGTTACCTGACGCTCTGGTCAGGAAAGCCAACCCGCCACCAACCTGATCGAACGAGATACCCAACTCGGCTGCCATCGGGATCAAGCGACCAAACTGTGGGGCGAGGTCTTCGGCAGATGCCTTGCCCTGCTCAACGGTCTTGGCGAGAACGTCGGTGGCTTCGGCTGCGGAGATGTTCGCCGCCCCGTAGCCGTTGATAGCGTTCGTGACCGCATCAGCGATCACCTCGGCGTCGCCCATCCCGATCGCTGCGGCTTTCGCTGAGGCTTCCAACGCCTCAACTGCGGTTGCCCCCCGGAGGCCAGCCGAAGTGATGAAGAACATTGCGTCGGCAAGTTCCCTCGGTGCCTGCGCTGTTTCCCCCGCCAACCGCAGGACATCTTGCTCAAAGCCCTTGACGGTCTCAGCGGACAAGCCGACCATGCTTTGGATCTTCGTCATCGAAGTCTCAAAGTCGGACGCTGCTTTGATGGCCCCCGCTGCCGCGCCCGCAATGGGCATCGTCAACGCCATCGTCATCTTCGTTCCGGCCTTCTGGGCCGACGTACCAAACTTGGTGAGTTTGGACTCAGATTCTTTCAGCGCGGAACTAAAGTTCTTCGCGTCAAGGCGAAGGCTGGCTACGAGTTCAGCAACCTTCGTCCCTGCCATGCCTCTACCGCCTCACTCTGGATCGGTTGCTCGCCATCTGGCGGCTCTGCTTCGATTCTTCCGCTTCGATCTGAACCAACGCGACCCATTCCGTCATCTCAGCCGACGACATGCGATCTAGGAGTTCGCCTACCGTCATGCTGAGTTCACGGGCTAGTCGGAAGTAGAAGCGTCGCTCAGGGTTGAGTCGTCCACGGCTGTCGGGGAAGCCGAGGAATCTTTTCCCGCTTCGTCCACCGCCGTTTCTGACAATCCTGACGCCGCCATACAAGCGTTGGCTAGGTCATTGACGATTCGTGCGTTGCGCTCAAACAGCCACTCTTGGTCGCCTTCCTCAAAGACCAGTTCACCGGATTCCGGGTCGTAACAGGTCTGAGAGATGACATGCCACCACATGCCTTCGATCCGGTCAGGATCGTTGACGTTGGTGGAACCATCAGGGTTGGCAATCTCCGCGACAAACCGGGCGCGTGCCCGTGCGGTGATCGAACGAATCTCAACGGTGACACCCCACTCAGGGATCTCATAATCTTCGGTGCTGCTGTCGTCAGCAGCCTGAATCTTCTCGCTCAACTTGGACACGATGGTCACTCCTCTTGTTGTGGGTTATTGCTTAGAACGTGGTGCGGGTTACCCCACCTGTGCATTGCAGGTCGATGCTGTATGTCACAACGTCGCCGACCGGGTTGCTGACGGAGTAGTTGGTGAGAATACATTCGCCCGTGTATTTGACGTAGCCGGAAGTGCTGCCCGCCGGGCCAAAGATGAACGTCCGGGTCGCAGGCTCCGTGCCGATGATGTAACCGTCAATGGTTGCATCCCACAGGCCGCTCACCGAAATCGTCGCATCGCGAAGACCAACGATGTACGACTTGGAGGTCGAACCGAAAGCCGTCGTTTCGGCTGTGTCGATCGTTTCGGGAAAGTCAACACTGGTGAGAGTGTCAGAAATGTCGCGGCTGGTACCACCTGTGTCGTCAAGCGAGAAGTTGGTTGCCTTGCCGTGTACGAAGGTTGGCATTGTTTGGTCCTCCTAGAACCTAGCGAAACTCACCATGAAGGTGATTGAACCGGATGACCCGGCACTGGTAGCGGTCGCTCGGACGTACCGGTTCACGGTCCCCGAGCAAACCACCATCTCCGATGTCTTGGCTCCTGCCCCGACAGCGGTGAATGAGATGAGATCGGCAGCCGACCCAAAGTCAGAAGCCGAATCATGTTGAACTTTGATAGTTGTGACGCCCCCGCCGACGCTGTTGACGGGAACGTGGAGCAGCGCGGCCCCGCCTGCGGTAGAGGCTGCCGAGCCGTCCACACCGGTCAACGCACCAAGGGCGTTGTAGTCGATCGACGTAGCCGTGGTCAACTGAACGCCTGCGGTGATCCCGTAGGTCATCGTCCCCAGCGTTCCAGAGTTGCTGGTGCCTTGAAAGTCGGCGGTGACCGTCGATACGTCTGCGACCGGGTTAGAGATCGCGTAGTTGGTTTCGTGAGTTCTGGCGATCGTGGCCCGGTTGCCGATCGTCCCGCCAGCCTCAGCAATCGTGATATTCGGTGCGGTCGCTGAACCGAGGATCGCTTGGAGTTCTTCATCAGAGCCGTCGGTGTCAGCGGTCCACATCCCGCTCATTGAAAGTGTGCCGTCGGCCAACCCCAAAATGTACGCCTTTGAGGAATCGCCAAACGAAGTCACCTCCGCTGTCTCGTTCGTGAGCGTCACATCAGCGGTGTTGAAGTACGGCGTCATCACGAACTCGTCCAGATAAACGTCGGTGCCTTTCCCATGTACGAACGTGGGCATTTACTTACCTCCCGATTTCTTGGGGGTGGGTTCTTTTTCGGCGGGTTCTTCCTCGTAAGCCTCGTTGACATCCGGGGTATCCGGGTCGTCGGCTACGAAATGGCCGTTGTCATCGCGAGCGCGCTTCTTGAACGTGGATTCAAGTTCAAGGTACCCGGCACCGATACGCCAGTCTTTCTTGCCAGCAGCGATGTCTACGACATCACCCGGCTCGTACCGTGTGCCAGCGACTTCGATGCCGCTGGTACCGGACTCGCCGCCGGTCACAACATACTTGGGCACGGTGCCTCCTCCGTAGGGGCGTGAACCGATGATCCCAAAAGGGCACCGGGCCACGTTCCGGCCACAAAGGGCACTTGTGTCGTTTGGTCGAACCCTAGCACTACGCCCCCTGATCGCCTGTCATCTGACGGGCAGCGACAAGACGTTTAGCGGCAGCGTCGCTGAACGGTCGTTCGGTAGCCGCAGGAGGGGCCGACTCGTTGCGGCACTTGCAGCGAGAACACTTGATCGTCCACGGTGCCGTCACCCGTTCGGCCAGCAACCGTCCACAGTTCCCGCACCGGACCTTGAGGCGCGTTACCCGCTTCGCTTCTGGTACGAACTGCTCGGCATAGGCGTCGTCGTTCATCAGGCATCTACGAGATCGTCTTCTGGCAGGTGAAGTTGATGGAGAACACCGCCCGGTCCTGACTGTCCCGCATGATCGGGAACGGCGACTGGATCGCTTGGATGCGTTCATACCGGGTGGAGGACAGGTCTTCGTTCGTGACAAGGTTCATCTTGTCGAACACATCCTTTGCCAGAGCACGGCCCGTCGAATACGACGACGCCCGGATCAGGGTTTGGACGTTGGGTTGTTCAATGACCGGAGCCGAGTTGTTCGACATGGTGTTGATCGGACCCTGACCGCCGGTTTCCTGAACGGAGACACAGGTGTCGGGGTCGTCGGGGAGGCGACCAAGGAACAGGTTGGTGCCGAGCGTCAATGTTACGTTTGTGACATTTGCTGCGAGGTAGGTGCCGACCTCATCCAGCACGCTCATCGGAGGTCACCTTGGATCTCTCGCATGAGTCGCCGCTCCATGCCTTGGGCAGCCATGAAGAACGGGAACTCCAAGAACTTGCCTTGCCCGGACTTCTGGTAATACTTCTTCTCCACCGGGTTCCACGCCAACCCCCGGTTCGTTGGAACGCCCGCTGTTTCGTGGACCTCTTTCGCATACGGCGTGTCGGCGTCTCCGACTGTCACAGCCGTTTCGTACACTCCCCCCACCGGGTTCGTCATGGGAGGAACCGTCGGTTCCTGCGCCACCGTGGACCTGAGGTAGCCGGTAGCGACCGGCACCAACCCGGTGACCGCTGTCTCCAACCGGTTGGCTTCCGTCCAGATCGCCCGCGCTGCCGTCTTCGGCAGGTTCTCAATGTCCTTGACCTTCTTGAAGAAGTCGCTCATGTCCAGATCGAACGAAGCGTTCTTAGCCACGGGTGTTCCTTCCGCAGAACACGACGACGCACTGTTGGCCGAAGTTGTCGGTGCGGCGCTCCACCTTGATGATCGGGCGTACCGCTGAGATCGGAGCGGGAAGGGTGATCTCGTCTTCCGGGTTGATGTTCAGCGAATCATCAGGGATGAACACCTTGTATTCGGCGATGCGTTCCTCGTTCTCGTTGCGGATCACATCATCGGACTTCTCCACATAGGCCGAATACGAAGTGGTGGCCCCCGTGAACGCCCGTTCGCCATAGTTGTTGAGCGACGAAGTAGTACGAATCGCCACCGTGTCTGGCGTCATGTCGTTCTTGATGTCGGTCATAAACTGGATACTGGAAGCGGTCATCAGTCCGCACCCGGCCAAAACTGGATCGTGCCAGTCGTAGTACCCCTGTCGTCAAACTGTCTCTGCCAGAACAACGGTTGCACCATGTCGGAGTTGCCACGGTCGATGTCCTTGTCAGAAATCGTCATGCCACCAAGGTACGGGGTAGGGACCAACCCCTCCCGTGATGCCAGTTCCTTCAACTCGGTGGCTTGATCCCGGTAGCCCTTCGCCTTCTGGCTCATATCGACCCGAAGATCACCGACCGCTTTGTCGGCCATGCGTGAGAACTTTGATGCGATCGTCAGACAGCACCGGTACGAAGCGTCGTACAAACCGGTTGTGGCCGTATCCGACCCTGTGACCTGATTGTTGACCCACGCGATCTCTTCGTCACTCACCAACTGGTCAGTCGTGTCGGTGTCGCCGATCAGAAATCGGATGGCGTCACGGGCGTTTGCTGACGGGTCACCGCTGTAAGTCCAAGTCATTTCGTGCCCCTAACTGGCTAAGGCCGGGAGCCGGTGTTAGCCGACCCCCGGCCTTCTAGCCGTTCTTGCTCAACAGGTGAGGGTCTAGGCCACGCAGTTTGAGAAGAAGTAACCCAGAGGCGATGAGACGACCTTGAAGTCCCATGCGCTCTGAATCTCAATGCGGTCGGCCCGCAGGTGATCCATGCGGAACCTGCTGACTGCGGTGCTCGTACCCAGACCGCCACCAACTCCGTTCCAAACGAAGTTGTACCCGGCGCTTGGGGTCATCAGACCTGCGCTCGGGGCGACGTAGGCAAGGAGGGCGTCCTTGTCACCGATCTGCGCGTAGGAGTCAGTTGCCCCCTCCGCAGCGGAATCGTAGACGCCTGCCATGACGAGGACACGATCGACACCAAGTACCTTGGCGATCAAGTCCGTGTTGATGGACTCTGCGCTGGTGTATTTGTACCTGTCCACGATGTCGCTGTGGTTACGCAGAATAGAGAAGACTGCGTAAGACACGATCAACGTGTTCGCGATGTAGCCGGTGTTCGTCAGGATCGTGTTGATCCCGGCCTGAACGTCTGCGATCGGAGTCGAACCCGAAGCACTCCAAAGAGTGCTAGGGGTGCTGTCCGTTCCCCAAACGCTGGTTGTGAACGCCGACGAGGCCCAATCCCGCTCCTGACGAATCAGCATTTGCTGAGACAGGAACCGGGTTGCATCCATGTCGGGGTTCAGTGGGCTGTCAGAGTTCTCACGAACCTGATCGCCGATGTCCTTGTGCAACGCGTAGACCGACGTTGAATAGGACGCCGTGCTCAGGCCGTATCCGCTACCCGCCGACTCCGTTCCATCGGCACGCCGCTGAACAGCGTCCCGCATGAAATCGGACTGGGTGTATTGGAAGTAGAGGTCTGACTGCTTGTTGACAGGTACCGTCGGAAAGGCGTTCGGTGCAACGAAGGCGTAAGCCTCCTGCATGTACGCAACCGACATATTGGTTAGCACGCTGTCAACGTGTACGTCATTTCTGGTTGGCTGTGGCATTGGTCAGTCCTTCCTACTTCGCACGGCCGTTGGTGACGTTGAGAATCATCTCAGTCGTCTCGCCAGCAGAAGCAGCACCGAGACACTGACCCATCATGTAGACGGTCGTGTCGGTGCCGGGAGAGATTGCGTCAGCCTGAGCGTCAGCAGAAGTCCCGATGAAGTTACCGGCAGCGAGTGTGCCGTCGGCAACAACCTTGGAAACTCCCGAGACGGCGACAATCGCCGACTCCCCGCTCTCTGGGGCGTTCTGGAGGATGCCGATTGGAGCGTTCGTGATAGCCGTAGCCACGTTCACCGTGCTGGCCGAAGCCAGAACGACGAAGTGGTACTGCTTGGACGAAAGATCCGCGGCAGCCGTGAGAGTCCCTATGGTGACTAATCCGGTTTCGTAAGCCATCAGGCGTTCCCCGTTTCAACTCGGTGCTGGTGGTACAGGCCGGGGTTAGCAACCGTGACACTCTGGAGGGCATCGGTGTACGACGTAAACTGACCGTCGCTTACCGCTGCCTTCGCCAACGAGTCGATCTGCTCCCAAGCCGAATCGGTGGCCGGTTCGCCATCCGTTCCAATCTGAGCCATTGTGATGTTCTCCGAAAGGAGAGCATTTGCCGCGTCAAGAACCTTCTCAACGGCGGCAGCCTCGTTCGGGGAATCGTGACGCAACGACACCAGAGTCTTGGTGAACTCTTCGGTCATCTGCGGGAGATACGACCAACCGCTCACACGGTCGGTGGCCTTCTCCACGGCCCTTTCATGCTGGAGTGCCTTCGCCAGAGACTCAGCATCGGTGGCCCGCTTGCGTAGATCGTCGATCTGCTTCGTGATCGCTTCGGGAACGGTGTCATCGACGGACGCCATTACAGGCTCCCGCTCAACAGCGTCCACGGAGGTTTCGCTCGCATCGACAGTCTCCGGCTCGGTGGCCTCGGATGCCTCATCAGTGGTTTCGGGCTGCTCCACGCTGGTCTCTTCGCTCACGGTTATTCCTCCCGTGTCGTCGGTTGAGTCAACATCTGACATTAGCGAATCTGCTTCGTCCAGAACTTCGTCAAGGCTCTTCATCAGAAGCCACCCCTCGTGGAGATGGGCCGGATGGTCAACACCCGACGCTTCGATGATTTCTAGGTCTGTCAGTTTTTTCGCCATAATGCAGAAAGGCCACACCCTTTTCAGATGTGGCCCGTGGGCTTGCCTCTATTTTCCAGACCGTGGGTTCACGGCCTAGTCGGAACCATAGCACTTCCCTCTGGTGTAACAACGGTTACGACTTCTACCGGTTGAGGGCCACCGTTGAGCACGATGGTCGGGCGTTTGCGTACCGCACCCCGGTTGGCATACAACCGGACCTCAACCTGACCATCGAACGATGCGACAAGAGCCGCTATGCGAGCGAGTTGCTGCTCCCACGAGTCAATGACTGGATGGCTCACACCAAAGCCGGTTCGCCCAAGGCGGCTTCCATGCGTCGGGCGCTGCCACCGATCGAATACCCGCGGAGGTCGCCGTTCTGGACTAGATCCCACGCCCACGGTTCCCAGATGACACCCATGAACGGGGTGTTGGCAGGGAAGTCGAACGCTCTGTCGTCTTCGCCGGGGAGGCTCATCGCTGCGGTGATCGGGAACGGCCAAGTCAGGAGTTCAACGAACTCTCCGGCTTTCGTATCGGAGTGCTGGAGGTAGATGGACCGGTCGTCCTTCTTCATCCACCCCCACAACGCTTGCTGCAATGTGTCGTCGTCAGTGAACTCACCGTGGGCGTCCAACACACCGGGGACGTAAACCGGGCCGAGGGTGTACCGCTTCGCGTCGGCCTTCTCCACAACCATTGTCCCCGACTTGGAAATGCGGGTTTGGATCTCGGCACGAACGAACTGGCGCATCGCTTCGACGTTCGGCGTGTTGCCCATCATGTCAAAGCCGTTCATCCACTGGGTCAACTGGCTCAACGACGCACGGCTCACGCGCTGCAACGAGATTTCGGCGTCTCGGCGGTACTCGCGACGACGCTTGCCCTTGCCCTGCTCCACGTTGGCGTAGGTGCCGCCCGGCGTGAAGTTCAGTTCGTCGTCCACGACCTCCATGCCGAGCATGTCAAGCATGATCTCCTGCTTGGCGTGGATGAGTTCCATCAACGGGCCAAGCAACGGTTCGCACTCTGGGCTGTCCAGCATCGTGCGGTACGCCATCAACAGGAGAGTCATGGCGTCCTGCTCGTAGCCGCCACCGCCGTGGTCCTTGTCCATGATGCGCTTCCCTACCTCGTCGGCTGGAGTGTGAGTCGTTGTGCGGCTGGCGAGCAAAACCCGCGGGGCATCGGAGCGTTCCATCTCTGGGTGCATGTCCAGCCACGCTCGGAGCACCTTCGCTTTCACCGCGGGAAGGTCCGCTGCCGGGATGCGGACACGCTGCCCCCGGTAGCCCTTCCCTAGAGCAGCGACAGCCAAACCGACTTGCCGTCGGGTGACCTTCATCTCTGGTGTCTGCCAGAGCCGCAACTTCCACGTTGACGGCTTCTCAGGATCAGGGACGTAGGCGTAAGCCACGGCGGGGTATTCCTCACCGCTGTCCGTCTTGGTTGCCTTCTGCATGTCGGCCCCCTCTGATGCGTACAGCGCAGCGATCTGACGGCGGGCCGCAGCGCGGGTCTTGTGGCAGCCCATCAACTGGTCGGTGCCGTCCTTGACGACGCCGAAGCCGGAACAATCGCTTCGGTTGGCAGCGACCGAGTAGGGCATGGCCCGCAGCGTAGCAAGCCCGGTGGGTTACTTGATGAACCGCCTGACACCCCACTCGGTAGCAAGCCTCTTCGCTTCCTTTCGGGTGATGATGTCAACACTGTTGGCTTCGCCGAACCGCCAGTCGTTCAACGTCAGGGTCGGCACCCAACCATCTGGGTGAAGCACCATGTCTTGCAGATACGACGGCCCTTCTTCACTCATGTAAAGAACAGTGTGCGTCCCATCAGGTGCCGTCCTCGCGTAGTAGGTGCGGGTGACGGTGGACCGTCGGGCCATCAGGCAGCGCCTACGTCGCGTGGCCCTACGTCTGGTGAGCCGACGAACCCGGTGAGGTCGGGCCACTCGCCGGGGATCTCCACGATGCCGCCCTCGTCGGCGATCTCCTTCATCTGCCGGGAGATGATCTTCCAACGACCTTCCATCATCGGCGACTTCGGCAACTCAGACCGAGGGTCGCCGTACTTCCACCCGGCTGAGATTTCCACCATCATCCGGTTGAGTTCTTCGCTGGTTGGTACTGCCATCATCGTCTCCTTCGTTGCTTCGTAGTGTAGCCGGTTCTAGCGTCACAGGGCGATGGCCCCGGCGATCCGTTCAGTGATCGCAAAGTCGAACGGTGCAGCATCCCACCCGGTTGGGTCGTGGTCTACGCCCAGCCCGTCGGCGTCGAACTCCTTGACCAACTGTGCTGCGAGATCCGGGGCGACGTACCGAAGCAGCGACAGGTACTCGGTGCGGAACGGTCGGGTGTGCCCCTTCGGGAGATCGTGCCGCCAGAACGACATCACATGGGCGAGTTCGTGGCAGATGATCTGGACGTTCCAGTGTTGCCTGTTGAGTCGGATCGCCCAACCCGCGTGGTAGTGACCACCCCGGCTGGCCGAGTCCGACCGCTGCCGGAAACAGTGGACTGGTTCGATCATGGCAGCGTCGCCGCCCCGTGCGTACCAGTACGGCGACTCGGTGATTGCATCGACCAGCGCCTTACACGAATCGAACTCGGTGAACGACTGGTAGGGCTTCAACACGACCCGGCTTTCCGCGGCGTACACCAGTTCGGCCTCAACGTCAGAGACAACATCCACGGTCGGATCAGCAGACCACGCGCTCACCGGGACAGCGCCCCTACCGCACCGCTCTTGACGGCTGAACCGCCAAGGCGTGCCCGTCCACCGGCAGCCTGTCCAGCCGACCGGCCCGACCCGCCGAAAGACCCGGCAGATGATCCCCGCCCGGCGCACACCTTCGGGTACTTCGTGTCGAAGACGCTCTTGACCGCTTGGTCCTTGTCACGCAACGCCACCTCAACCGACGTACTGACGACCATTTCGGCTTCGGCCTGTTCGGCAGCGAACGCCTCTTCGGCTTCGCGTGTCGCTTCCAGCCGGGCTTGCCTGATCCGGCCCGCCACCCGGTCGGTGAACCCAAGCAGGAACGCGTTCTTCCAAGCGATGACATGGCCCGGCGCGTATGTCTCCGACCGCATCTGAGCGACCATCTCTGGTGCATGGACCGCTTCGGCGGCTTGAAGGCTCAACGAGGTGACGAGCATGTCCACATAGTCAAGGTCGGACTCAAAGCCGCAGACCTCAATCCACTTGACGTACTGCCGCTTCGGACGCGGACCCCGGTCGGCAACATCAACCTCGTACCAGTCGTTCAACTCTGGGGAGAACTGCTTGCGGCCCGCTTGGATGATCTGCGTCAACCCGTGAGCACGGGCGATCTGGGAAACCAGATTCATCCGTGGACTCTCGTACTTCCCGGCATCGACGTAGAACCGTCGAAACCCGATCGTGTCTTCGACCGGTTTGCCAGCAGCGAGCACCAGCGCCTCTTCGATGCCGTACTTCGCCATCAGGCGTTCGGCACCGCTGATGAAAGCGTGGGCCTCTTCCTCGTAGTCGGTGGCTTCGGCCTGATCCAGCAACGCCCGGACCTTGGCGAGCACCTTGTCATGGTTGCTCATTAGATGATCCCCGCCTTGTCCAAGTAGTCGGCTGCGAACTTCATCGCCTCGTTGAAGGCTCCGGCGTCTAGCGACCATGCAGGTACGCCGCCGTGGAGGTTGAGTCCAGCGGTCTGGCACCGGTCCTCGTCCAGCAAGGTTGATGCGTAGTACCGGCTGGCGAACTGGCCGTGGCCGGGGAACGTCGGGTCGCAGTTCGGACGGGTGTAGTCGTAGAACTCAACCATCGCGCCGTATGGCTTGCCGTCCGGGTCAACGCTGTCGTTGACCAGACATCCGTCGCGACCGTAGGTCTCTCCCTGTCGGACGATCTTGACGAGGAACACCTTGCCCTCGTCGTTGGTCACCTTGTGGAACTTGTTCACTGTCTCTCCTTGTTGGTTGTCGGTTGGAACTCGTGGGCACCGGGGCAGCAAGCCTTCATTCGACGTACTCCCATTCGCCTAGACAATCCTGAATGAACAGGTCGTGGTTGAAGCACTTGGCGCAATCGCAACCCGCCTCGTACTCCCACTTCCCCTTGAACGGTTCGCCGGTCATGGTGTGCTGGTTGCGCCAACCCTTGACGGGCCGGTCCTTGGGGCGGGTCACCGCTGCCCGCTCACGGGCGTTGGCCTCTTCCCTCTCGCGCTGCTCCTGCTCCCGCTCTGCGATCAGCGCCTTGTCCTGCCGGTAAGCCGCGGCAACGTCAGCGGGATCGCCACCGCCGTGAACCCAACTCATACCGAACTCTGCGTAATCCTCGGCTGCGTGCTGTGCATCCATGTATTCGTCACAGGCCGGGCACCGCTCTGGTCCCATGTGGACCTCGGTCTGGCTTTCCGAAAACTCTGTGGCCTCCGGTTCCGTCGTGCAGGTTGCGATGTGCTCGCTCATCACTCGGCCTCCTTGATGTCGATGGTCGCCTTGGCTGCTGCCACCGTTGTCCACCGGGACTCACGGGGGAGCAGGGACAGGTACGGAGCATGAACAGTCACAACGCCATCGTCATCAGTTGTGATCTCATAGCCCTTGTAGGTGGTGGCGCTCATCACTGTCTCTCCTTGGTAGCCGGTCTCTGTCATGACCCCAGTGTAGCCTGATGTAGCGCCTTGACGCAACATGGTCACGCTGCCTTCCTCTTCCGACTGGCGAGGATCTCCCCCACCCGCTCTTCGTGTTCGGACTCCCCGACCCGCCGGGCCACCTTCGCCACCCGATCAGCCTTGAACACCCGCGTCCCGCAGCCCACCTTGTCCACGCCGTTCTTCGTGTACGGGCCGTAGCACTCCACGAGTTCCCCATCGTGGGGACTCACGATGAACCGCCGGAACTTGAACCAGCCCGGCTTGCCGTACACCCGGAACCGTCGTCCCTTCACCAGCGGGAGGGTCGCCCCGTCGTACTGGTCGTGGAACTCCCAGCCCTCTGCTTCACGCTCGGCCTGCACCTCGGCGTAATGCTGCTGGTTGATCTTGACCCACTTCGCTGCGAGCGGTCGTGGGGCCGCTATCGGTTGTGCCATGTCGTCTCTCCTTTTGGCTGGTGACTTCCTTCCACAAACACATTCTAGCATCTTGAAGCACGCTGCATTTTCGGGGTTCACCCCACCAAAACCTGACCTGCGGTTATGCCCGCGCGCGAAAACTGAACATGCAGGTCACAGCGTTACGAAAAAACTTTCAGAAAGTTTGCGGCTAGACTGGGCTACATGGCAACTCTGCTGAGGCCAGACCTCCCCACACCACAACTCTCCCGCGTGTTCGGGCATCTCAAAGACGACGCCCCATACGCCGACCTTGACGACGCCACCCGGACTGCGCTGGTCGATCGCGCCATGTCCCAAGGGGTTGCCTCGTTGACACCCTCAGAGCGTCAGATGATCGAAGACACCAACACCAACAGGCTCAAGAGGCTTCGACGCGGTGGGGTCAACTACGACATGCTCACCCAGCAACGAATCGACTAGCAGATGGCTACCGACCCGATCACGCTGGACCGGCAAGCAGGACGCCTCGCAGCGTTTCTTCAACCCCAGCATCGCGGTGCGCTCGCCAAGACGGTTCTCGCCACCCCACCCGGCGACGACATCGCCGAGCCGTACCGGGGATGGTTGGAAGACCCCACGACCGTTCCTGTGATCGACCTTCTCAAGCCCTCAGAGTTGACGGCAGCCGACGCCGAGTGGATTCACGACGGAACCCGCGACTAGCCGACACTGACCCCGACGGCGCTGCGATTGAGAATGACGTAGTAGTTGCCGGGGACTTCGGTGGTCGTCACCCCGGTACTAAAGTTGTACCCCGTCAACGTGGGCTTCACTACTTCGATGATGTCCACCCCCTGCGACGCCGCATACCTGCCGACATCCGTGTAGAGCAGTTCAACAGTCTCTCCTAGACGCTTGAGTTCGGCCATTGCCTCCTTCACCGCTGGTTCGCTGAACCACGGATGGTCTGCCCCCGCTATGTCCTTCATACTTTCAACGGGCCAGTTCCTCATGTAGTCAGGGCCGAGGATCGTGTTGCCACGCTGGATGTCGATGTCGTCATACCTTTGCATCGCTTCCGTGACGCTCAGTGTCGTCTTCTTGATTTCTTCGATCTGGCTGTTGAGCGGTTGGGCTGCTTGAAGCATTTCTTGTTCTAACGGTTCGTACAGGGCGATCTTGGCGTCAGCCTCAACAACCATTTCAACAACGGTCCCGTGTTCCCAGTCTCCGCTACCGGTACCGATCCCGAACTTTTTTGTTGCGAAGTCATCAGCGATGTCCTCAACGTCGCTGGCGTAAGTACCGTTGCCGAACAGCCCTTGTCCCACATAGGTGGTGTCGCCGGGGTCGATGAACTCTTGGACGAACTGATCGACCTCCGCTCGCTCATTGGCACCGAAGCCGCGGTACAGAACTGTGCGCCCCTCTGCTATGGCGTCTTCCATTTCCCCAACTGTCAACTGTTGGACGCCCGCGTCAGGCCACTGGGTTTTGATGATCTCCCGCAACGCCGGGTCGTTCGATACCTTTGGGTCGTTCCAACTGAGCCGGTTGTCGCCCGTCTTCGGCATGGACTCTATGACTTCTTCTACGTTGGCTACTT